GGTTTGCTCTACGATACCGCGTCGTTCCTTGTACAGCGTCATTAGCTCATCTGCTGCAGCAAAGTCGTACGCTTTATCGGCGCGTTCAAACAGCTCACGTCGAACTTGTGACTTACCAATCCAATCCTGAAAGCCAGCATCCGTAAGGATTTCTTTCATGTCAGGGTGTGCAGCCTGCAGTTGGGCTAGCGCTTGAGACTTTGCCATTTCTGCCGCTACAGCCTGAGACTGCTTAAGCATTGGGTGGTTCTCAATAGCTCGCTGTACTGCTGCCTGCGGATCGGTAAAAAAGTCAATCTCGTCCGCTTCTTGTTCCGGTGCAGACTGGGCCTGTTGCGCTGCAATAGACTGCTTAACCATTTCGTCAAAGGCTTTACGCAAGTCTCCAACTTCTTGGCTTTGCTGGCCTAGGCGTTGCTCCAGCTCCCTGTGCATCGTTGCAATCTCTGATGCACTTTTGCCCCTATACTTTTCTGGAAGATCGTCGTCTTGTTCCTCTTCGACTACCGGCTCCGGCTCTGCTTCCGCAATCTCTGCGGCTTGCTCCGTTGCCATTTCGTCAAGGTTCCCAAGCTCCTCGGTTGCCTCCACAGCGTTGTCATCGGGTGCGTCTACTAATCGTGCCATTATTAAACTCCGGCCCTTACGGGTTATCAGATGGTTGTGGCTAAACGGGGCGTATGGCTATGCTTGTCCGTTCTTAAGTCCAGCCTTAGTATGCTCTCGCTCCCACTTCATAGCGGCACCGGGGAAACTCCCCGACACCCCTTCAAGCTTACAGCGTACTGGGCTGATGATGCGTTTGGCAGGGGCACCGCAGGCTCCGCACCGGAACGAGTCGCTATCCCTACCAAACACTTCAGTTACTTCTGCGCAGCTTTCACACTGCACGTCAAAGATTTTACGCACGCCTTAAGCGTCCGACTCTTCTTCTGGCTCTTCCGCCTGCTGCTCTGCGGCAAGCACTGCGTTTTCCCAGCCAGCGATTTGTAGCAGCGCTTCCCAGCGGCCTTTAGCTTTCCAGAACTCGTTGGACGAGTCGATACCGCCAAGGTTCATGGACTGCAAAGCTACATTAATTTCCTTTTGGAAATGCTTCCAGCCGTCCGTAATAAACATGCTACGGCAATCTTCAAAAAACTTCTTATCTTCACTGCTCATCTACTTTCTCCTTAGTGGTGTTACGACGGGTGGTTGCCTGCGGAGCTGACAGTAGCTTGTCAACTTTTTCCTCAATAGCATCTAAGCGCCTGAACACATCCTGAAGGTAGGAAGTAGTGTTCTTAACTAACTCGTCAAACTTTGCTTGTGTTACAAGTGACATGGTTGTCTCCGTGAGGCCAGTCGTTATGGTTACTTCAAAGATAGACTATATCTTATCATATTTTGGACTAAATGTCAAGCCTTATTTTGACCTTGATTTACGAGCAGCAGCCTGTGCTGTTTTGGACAATTCGCCAAAGTGATATAGGCGTTTGCTGTTAGCGCCGTGCTTAGCACCGCTGTGTATAGAGCCATCGGGCATTTTGTGCGTACCGCCGCGATGCACCTTTCCGTCTTTAAAGTAATGATTTACACCTTTAGCCATGTTATTTCCTGCTCTTAGTGCCGCTGCACTTCCAGCGCTTACGCGACAGGCGTAGCGGGCTGTTGGGGTCTTTAGCTGCTTTGGGGTGGCTTTTCATTTGGCCGGCGCTGCGAGCGCAGTAGGCGTCGCCTTTGGACGTACCGGGGCGCACACGCGTCCCACCGCCCTTAGCCTGCCCCGCCTGCCCATACGACACTTTACGTCCGCTAGCAGTAATCTTAACCTTTGCCTTGCCCTTAGCAGGCGTACGCTTATTTGGCATTGTTCTTCCTCCTACGGCCAGAAGCCGTAACAGCATGCTTGATGGGCTTGCTGCTGGTCTTCCGCTTGGTAGACGAACGCTTTTCAGCAGCAGTCATTTTGTCTGCCACGGCCTTTGGGCGGCATGACGGATACGGGCGCTTGTTCTTTTCCTTACCAGAACGGCCACACTTCTTGCCGGTCTTGAGGTCACGCCAGTCTTCCTTAAACCACTTAGTCAGACCGCCCTTGGGCTTATCAGGCATAGGTGCCTCCGCGTTTCTTATACTCTTTGGTTAGCCAGCCGCTAGCGTACGCAGAGGGCCACACGTCAAACTTACGTTTAGCCTCTGCCTTAACCTTAGCGTACAGCGCTTTGTTCTTAGGCGTAGGCGACTTCTTAGTAGCCACGGCGCTTGCTCTTTGCCGGCTTAGGCTTGTTGGCGGGCTTCTTTTTCTTAGCGGGCTTTTTGTAACCATAAGATTTCATGTGCTACTCCTTAGTTACGGGTAGGTGGTGATGCCATAAAGGGCCGGGAAGACAGGCGCAATGGGCTTCCAAATGCCTTGCGCTGCGTCCCAAGCCAACACGTCGCCGTCATTGGGCGTAGCTGCCGATACGTTGCACAGCTCGTCAATGCGGCTAGTCGTAGTAGGTCGTACAAAGATAGTGCCTTGTGTTTGGTGAGAGCGCGTAACGGCAGCAACAAGCACAGAGCATGCAGGCTTAGCGGGCTCTACGTTAGTAAGCGCTCCGGGCGTAGTAGCCGACAGCCATAGCAGGTCGCCTTCGTTAAACGCTAGCGTGTCAAGCTCCCGCACCTTACCAAAAGACGTTACGTACCCAAAGTCGTTGTTAGCAAAGTCTTGCGTAGCAACACCGATAACCCACTCTTGCCTAAAGCCCGGAACAGTTACGTCAGCCTTTTGGATAAGCAAGTGGTCGCCTTGTGCGCCAGCAAACATAACGACTTCGCCATTGCTAATAGCTTCAGAGGCTTTGGCGTAGAACAGCTCTTCTTGCCCAAGCTGCAGCGTCACCTCATCGTTAAGCGGAAAGTCTACGGTGCCTTCAATGTTATTCCATATAGCAGGACCGGCCATGCCCTCTAAGTAAATAGAATTGGCTTTGTTGCCCTGCCCTATAACGTACGTATTGCCCTCAGAGGCCACAGAAAGCCCGCTGAGCGGTCCTACGTCTACCTCGCTACCATCCGTAAGGGTAAAGACTAACGAGCCGTCAGCGGCCACGTAGGCGCTCTCAACGCCTATACCGTCCTGGCCGTCAGCGCCAGCCTCTCCGGCAGGTCCTTGAGGACCTTGCGGGCCTTGTAAACCTTGCGGTCCTGCCGGTCCTTGTGGCCCAGCAGCGCCGTCTTTACCGTCGCGCCCATCCTTACCGGCAGGGCCTTGCTGGCCTTGTACGCCTTGCGGGCCTTCAGGGCCTTGCGGGCCTTGCGGTCCCGTAAAGCCCTGCATTTGTTTTACAAGGGCAAGTAACGCTAGATCAGAGGCCATGGCTTACTGCTCCTGTTGCGGCGCTTGCGGCGCTGGAGCGCCTCCCTGTGCGTTAGCGCCTCCCATTGCTGTTAGCTGGCGAATCAATTCCGCTTCAGCTTTAGCCTTAGCCATTTCGGCTTCGCTGTTTTGCTTGCCCCTCAGCTCTTGCTCTTTTAGCAGCAGCTCTGCCATCTTCACGCGGCGCTCAAAGTCTTTGTCTGCAACACCGTCGTTGTTCTGGTCGCTGTACTTAAGCGTAAGCTCCGTGGGTGCAAGCTGCGTTTCCGTGTTGTACTTGTTGGCACGGGACTGGGACTCAGCGGCCTGTGCTTGCAGAAGCTGTACCTGACCCTGTAGCACAGCCATCTGCGCTTGCTGCTGCGCCATAGCCATCTGCTGCGCTTCCGGGTTGGGCTGGTTGCCGGCCTCAATAGCAGCAATAAGTTCGTCGCGGTTGGTGACGTTAAGGTGGTCGATGATGCCCTTAATAACGGCACCATGCGCCGGAGACTCAGGCGGCACCATCTGCAGGATTTGTGCAAGCTGTGCCACTTCGTACTCGCGGGCCATAGCGCCAAGAGAGCTGAACGCTACAAACTTGTAGTCCCGCACCGGATAGTTTTCCGGGTCAAACTGCATGTAACGGTGTGCTGCTTTGCGCACAAACGGGATTAGGAAGTTTTCTTGGAAGTTCACGAGCGTACGCTTCTGGCGCTTGACAATGGCGCCCTGCGTCATGGACATGCCGGCTGCGGTAACATCGTTTTGTACCATACCGGCATTGGCCTCAGCGGCACCGGTTGCTTGACTAACCATCTGCTGTAGCTGAGCGCCCTGCGCAAAGGTTACTTGGTCTAGCTGCCCAAACTTAAAGGGCATGATGGAATCAGACGGGGAGCCGTTGGTTAGCAACATGCGGCCAGGACGTACTTCAAGCTTATGGCCGCGCGGGATACGTGTTGCGTCCACGGCCATCATGGGATGCGTAGTAAGGGCGAGGGCGTCGATGCGTGCCCTTAGCTCCGCGTCCAAGGCTTTTTGTGACATATAAGCTTTTTCGCATACACCACGTCCCCAGAATACACTCGGTACGATGTCCCACTGGAACGCTACGATGGGACGATCTTGGCACATATAGGGCGACGGGATGGCCTTAAGCAGCTCACCCTCGTTAGCAATTACAATAATAGCTTCAACGTATGCGCCCTTCTCCGCAATCTCGTCTTCCGTAACGCCTTCAGACAGCAGCAGGTCACGCGGCACTTTGCCGTAGTACTTAAGGAGGCGCACGCGGTCGGTGGGACGGCTGTCAATTTCGGGGTCTGGCTCAATCTCTTCGTCCGCTGCGGCGCTGCCTACGTACACATCATCCCGATACACGCCAGACTCTTGCAGCTCTTCAACAATGTGGCGCGATACATACTCATCAATGGCGCAACCCATGGCACTATTGACACAGGTGGCGTTCGGGTCGATAAGGAAGTTGCGCGGCTGCACCGGATTAATCTTGACAATGGGGCGGTACACTTCCTCCACGCCCACCTCTTGCATGTCGCCTTCCATTAGCGGACGCGTAGCGGGCTTATACTCTTTCATTTCCTCCACAACCACTTCGCCAATGCCCGTACCAAACACAGCAGCATTAACAAGCACTTCAGCCACAGAGGAGCGAATGCGCGCAGCAGCAAAGTCTTCGTGAAGCTTGCGCCGAAGGTACGCAATGTCTGCCGGCTCTTGGTCGTTAACATCGTCCTTGATGTCAAAGATTTTGCCACGCCCAAAGGTAGCCTCTTCGACTTCTGCAACGCAAGACTCAACAGCCTGGGCCGTAGCGGGAGCGATAAGCTTCGACCGCTCAGAGTCACGCATCACATCCTCTGGCGACCAGATGCCACGATAGATGCGCATAAACTCTTCATGCCGTGCGCTGTAATTGCTTTCGTAGTGATCACGCCATTTGTTGCAGCGGCTCAGCACCCACTCAGCCAAGTCTTGGTCTGGGCCGAATTGTGCTTCTTGTAAGAACACGTTGTCACTCATAGTGGTTCCCTTATGTTAAACGCAGCGGCCCGGACTAATAGCCAGCAACGGCATCAAATGGTTCGTAATCGTCTTCAAGGTCTAGGTCGGTCATGTACGGCACAATAGCCATCTGATCCACATAGCTTAAAGCGTCAAGCAAATCGTCATGCACTAGCTGTGACGGGAACGCAGAGGCTTCGTCCACTAGCGCCGTGTTCCATGCGCCATGCTTAAAGCGAATACGCTTATGCTCTAAGCGACCTTGCAGTGCCCACAGTATGCGGTCTTGCTTTTTCTTGTTGCCGTGGCTCAGCAGCTCCACACGGAACACACGAGCGGTGCGTCGCATAATGTCGCTGAGCGGCTGCATGACGGCCTGCTGAGCAATACCTTTCTCAATACCAACCGCTGGAGGACGATACTCTTCCACAGCTCTAAAGATACGCTCTGCCGTTTCGTCTAGCGCCCAGCGCCCAAACTGTATATCTTCAACCCACCAAATGCCATTCTCGTCTACAAACACCACAGCAATGGCACTATTGTCTCGGCGTTTAGTTTTGTTGCCTCTATCACTTTCAAAGCCGGCCAAGTCAACCGCAATGTAATAATCTCCCGGCAGCTCTTTGGGCTTTTCGTCATAGTACATAAACTCATCTGCATCAAAGAACTCCGAGCCCTGTGCGTCAAAGCTAGCCATGTACTCTTGGTTGAAAGCCCAGCGGGGCAGCGTAGCCTCCGCATGGTCAATCTCTGTGCTGTCTAGGAACGGGTTGTCCCGTGACGTAAACTGCCACGCAGACCAATCGTCCCACGCCCCGGAGTAGCCTCCCATCCACATATCGTAGAAATGGTTCCGGCCTTCAGGCGTTCCGATGAATAGCGCTTTGCCTTTGAGGTCTGACAGCGCCGGACGTAGGATAGCCTCCCATACGTCTTGCTTCATAAACGCCAACTCGTCCATGACCAAATACTTCAAGGACACACCCCGCAGGGTGTCGGGGCGGTCAGCACCCTTTAAGTATATGGTGTTGCCGCCAGCGAGCGTGATGGTTAGATTGTTGATGTTACTGTTCTCGACAATCTCTCCAGCTAATTCAAACAGCTTTTCCCACAGGATGTCACGCGCCATGCCCTGCGTTGGTGCAACATAGAACACCTTTCCCGGCTCACCGTTAAGGGCCGCTACGATTAGCGATACGGCAGCTAGATGCGACTTGCCGCAGCGCCGGCCAGCAGCGACAACCTTAAAGCGGCTGTCATCTTCATACACTTCCTGCTGCCACGGTATGAGGGATAGGTCTATGTTAGCCATTGTGTGGGCCGTTACGCTCCCTTTTCCGACTCATACAGCTCTTCATATTCCCCGTCTTCAGCATCATCGGCACCGTTTTCAACGGTTACAGACCCAGACGGTACACCAATACCACTAATGTTAATACTAACTTGAGCTTGCTGCTTACCGTCTGCCGTAAAGCCCGCCACGGGCATAAGCCTATCCGCTAGAAGCTTTAGCGCTACAGCCTGCTGCTTATGCTCATCATCAAAAGCAATATCAAACATCTTTTCAATTAACGCAGGTGACTTAGGGTTTAACAGAAGTCGTGCCCTAAAGTCCTTTAATGCTGCCGCCTGCTGTCTTTTACTCAAATCTTTTGTCGATTGGAGTGCCGCTTTGGAGGGGCGACCGCGCTTCGCTACGGGCTTATCCACCATACTATACACATCCTCTATATTTTGCTACATTACGGTACCTATACAGGTGGTCAGTGGTAGTCGGCTGTCGTCGTAAGGCTTTCGGCTGTGCTTTTGTTGTCAGCAGTTGTCGTTAGGCTGTAGCTGCTAGCCGCTGTGTACCTGTATAGCTAAACAATAGCATATATCTTATCATATTTTAGAGCAAAAGTCAAGAGCTAGAGCGTAAATAGTAGCTTAACGGCCCACGCAGAGGGCTAAATGGTAGCGTAACGGCCCATGCAGAGCGTTACGGCCCATGCAGTTTTCCATATTGTTCACTTTTTGTACAATTTGCAGGCAGAATGCGCTATGCAGGCCAGTTGAATTGTGTGCAAAGTGTGCAGATTGGTGACCGTTTTGGGTTTCAAAATGGACTTTTTGCAAAGCGGAGCAGCACCCCGGCCAAACGCGCCCCCGCGCAGCCCTCCCCCGCCCCCGTCGCGCCCCCGCCCGCGCTTGCGTTACGTTATAACATCACACTCAGTAGCGTAGCGCCTGCTACATGGTCCGCAGCGGTAGCGTAGCACCTGCTACATGTTAGCAGTGTTCACATTGGGAGCGGTGAGAGGGCGATGCGGCAACCGCCCCGGCAGCAACGCGCCACCATCGCGCCCCAAAACGTTACCGTTACTGTTACCGTGTTACGTTACCGGTGGTAACACTATCGCTACTTAAGGTAACACTACGCCAGGCGCTGCGCTTGGGCCGATACGCTAAACCCTTGATTGTGTTGGTGTTTCCAAAGTTGGCACGCTGGATGCATTATGTATAGCAACCCCGCACGGCGCGGGCCCTTGGAGCGACACACAATGAACGCAGAACAGAAAGCAGAGGTGGCGCACATCATTCGCCGCATCGCTGAAGAAAACCAAAAGCTTGCACTGATGCGCGCAGAGGCATTCGACGCCATTAAAAACGGGCAGTTTGCAAGTGTTGCGGCGCTTTTGCGGGACGCAGAAGGTACCCAAGAAATGCTGGACGCTCTGCACCTTGACTTATTCTTGGAAACTGGCGTTAACGTCAGCGAACATTCAGACGAAACCCTAAACGATTGGGCGTCTGATTTTACTGTGTAACCTTGGAGCGACACACAATGAACAAAGAGCGTTTGATCAAAGAAGCAGAAGCCTTCGCGGACCACATAGCGCACCGCGCGTACGAGTGGGCCCAAGCGGCAGAAAACAATGCGGACAACGTGGAAGACCACAAGTGGGCCACAATGAGCAGCATTGTTAGCCTGTTGGAAAACCTTTGGGGTGAGATCAGCGAAGGCGAAGAAGAGCCCCAAGCGTTAAAAGAAGCACGCAACAACGCGCGGGCCGTGTGCGGTCGCCGCTACTAACGCCGAAACGCCCACTAGGGCGTCCGTGACGGGATGGCTCCCCGCACGCTGATGAGGTAAGCCACAGAATTCGGAGCATACGATCATGGAACTATTCATCCGCGCAGTTGACGTATACGGCCAGCGCAAGTTCTACCCGGCATGCAAGAAGGCCGAAACGCTAGCCCGCATCGCTGGCACCAAAACCCTAACAGAAGGGACGCTGGAGCAGGCGCAGAAGCTGGGCTTCAAGGTGCGCTTGCAGCAGGAAATGGTTTGTGCGAAGCTTGGCTTTTAGTTCGGGACGTAACGGAGAAAACACAATGCAAACTTACAAAATCATTCGCTTTTACTTTAACGACGCGCCCTGCATCATCAAGCGCGGTCTGACCCTTGACGAAGCGCAGGCACACTGCCGCCGCGACGATACGCACGGGGAGGGCTGGTTCGACGGCTATGACGAGGACTCCCGTATGGCTAAGGCGCACCTTGATTACAAGACTGCCCAAGCCCTCGGCCATGATTTCTACCGCGTAAACAACAACGCCAAGGGCGAGCCGCGCTACGTTATCCACTTCCTCGCCTTCGCTAATGAGTACAGCAAGGCGCACAAGATCGCCAACCGGCTAGGCTTCCGCGTCTACCGGGGCCGCGAGTTTGGCGGCGGCTTCGCCTGCCAGAGCTGGAACTTGGAAAATACGGCGGAGCGCATCATCGCTGCGCGGGAGGTGGAAGCATGAACGCCGCAGCACGCAAGGAATACGAACGCCAAGCCCGGCTTAATCGCTGGGCAGCATGGGCCGGCATGATCATCGCGGCCCTAGCCATCACCGCCGCCGCTTCGCTACTGCTTGGGACATGGTGGCTCGCTGTTTCGCTACTGTTTACACTGTGAGGAAAACACTATGGAAATCAATGCTTTAACTGTATATCTTGCCCTCGGGATAGTGTGCGCGCTCGCTATGTGGGCCGAAGACTTCGAGAACAGGCGCGACACTTTCAACGTGTGGGAGTATGTGTTAATTATAACACTTGGGCCAGCGCTCGCAGTTATAAACTTTATAATGCTGGTCCATAAAGGCATCAAACAACGCAAGCAAGGGAGCAATGACGAATGGCGCTAGACTATGACGCAAACTATGAATGGCTTTGCGAGAAAGCAAAGATACGGGAAGGGTTGGCGCAAGAGTGGCTCCGCGAAACCATAGCGGCAGGCGATTCGGACGAGCTTTACATCCCCATAGGGGACGACTTGTCGCCGCTATTGCTGGAAGTGGGCAAGCGCTTCGCCGGCTTTGAGGAAGCGCTAGCGAAGGCCATAGACGCGAAGTATTATCAAGAGATTGACGACTACATGGAAAGCATTACAGACTGGCACGAGGAGTATGGGCTATGAGTGTGTGGCGCTACGGCCCACGCTATGCGCAGAAAAGTGTGCGAATCGCCGCAAACTATGCGCAGTAAAGTGTAACGTGTAAGGATTACTTACCAGTTCAACAGGAGAAAACGCTATGAATCTTGGCACAGAGCTAACGCGCTACCTTGCGCAAGGCATCGACCTGCAGCACCGCCGGCTTGAGCGCACACGCTGCTTAGCAAACGGCGAGCCATACCAAAAACAATTTGAAGAGATTGTGAAGTGGAAGCAGGACAGGCGCGACGGAAACCTGCGCAGCGAAACCGTGTTCCCCGCAAACTGGGGCACAGTGTACGAAACCAATGACCGCTGGGAGATTGAGGCATGACCATGACGACAGCAGAATTGATACAAGCCGGCCAGGAGGCCGCAGAGGCCGCTATGCAGGCCGCTGAGGCTAGGCAGTACAGCCCTATGCCTAACCCGTTTACGTCGCCTGAGAGCTTCGATATGGACGCTCTGATAAAGATTTACTGCGACTCCGTGGTGGAGCCCGTCATCACCATACCGTTCTGGTCCGATCACGTTAACGGTGACGTGCGCGAGCGTGTAATAGAAGTTGCAAAACAAATGGCAGCAGCGTATGCTTATTCAACCGAATGGGACGTAACGGTGCAAGTTATTATTAATCACAGGATGATAGCGTTATGAGTGATCCGTATAAACAATGTCGCTTTTGGTCTTACCATCGGCAATGCTTTTTAACTTACGACGAATGGATTAAGGAGAGCTGGGATGACGAAGAGTTTGGACCGTCTCGTTAAGTTGCTAGAGAAACCGCTACAATTTGACGAGTTTGTCCTTAGCTTACAAACTGAACAATGGCGCGAGGGTTTTATGGCTGGCGTCAGTTCGTATCAGAGTTTAATGCAACGCTTTCTGGAGACTATAGATGACGAAGAGTTTAACCGCAGCGCGCGCTAACGCGTACCAACTGCTGCTCAAGACGTACGAAATCCTGTACCGTGTGGAGCATCAGCTTAGCGACGACGAAGCGCGATTGCTTATTGACATTGCGCAAGCTATTGAATTGCTTGATGAAAAGCTGAACACTGACGAGGAGGAGCAGTGATGGAAGCTAAAAAGTTTCACGTCGAAGTGATTGACATAGTGGAGAACGAAGACGGCAGCGCTACGGTAGTGCTTGATATGGACAGCGAAGCGGCCCATGCGTTCCTTAGCTTGGGCGTGCTGCGTGCCATAGAGGTGGGACTTGAGGCTGCGGAGGAAGAACATGAGTAAGCGCACACCGGGACCTTGGATTTTTGAGGAACGTGTAGCGGGCTTTGACATTCTCGCGCCGGAATCTGTCTACTACGTCGCTGAATACCTTGGCGTAGACTGCGGCGTAATTGATAACATAGCTGACGCCTATCTCATCGCTGCGGCGCCGGAGTTGCTGGAGGCATTGGAGAAAATAGTCGGTCTGTTTGAGCCGGGGCGCATCTATGAGTTCAAAGAAATTGCTGCACTCGGCTCCGAAGCGTTGAAGATAGCTTTGGCTGCCATCGCAAAAGCAAAGGGGAGGGAAGCGCAAGATGCTAACTGAAAAGCTGTCTGGCGTACTCACGGAAGCCATGCACGAGTTCGCTGCGGAGATCGTAGTGGCAGAGCTTCAAGATTATTACAACTTAATGGTTAGTTTTTATGTGTACCCGGAGGACGTAACTGTTTTGCGGGCCATTGAAACCGTACTGGGAGACTACATGGAAGCAGAGGAACATGCCGCATGGCTGCGCGACAACCGCTACGGGGGATTCTTGAGTGACGATACACACACCGATTAAGGAGAAGGAGATACTGCGCCGCCGGCTCGCTGCAGACGTAGCAGAGTACACGGCGAGGGGCGGCGTGACCGAAGCCATAACGCCGGAGCAGTACCGGCAGCACAACATTGAACGTGAAGCAAGGCGTGACCGAGAGTCCGCAATGCGAGACTTGGAGCAGCAGATGGACAGCGGCTACAATTCATGGGACTTGATCGACGTGCGCACCGAAGCACGCACCGGCCTGCTGTCCCGCACCTACGGCAACTTCGACACAGTTGACGGCGACGACACCTACATGCCAGGAGATGGACCCTTAAGGGTTCGCAGGGAGCTTGACTTCTTCATGGAAACTGACCCCGAGGACAGCGTAGATGCCGAACCGTACGAAGACTGATCACTACCGGGACATCACGCGCCCGGAGCTGGAGGAGCTGTACTACTACCTGTCAAACCCGGAGACAGACACCGACATTGCAATGCGAGACATCGCCAAAGAATATGGAGAGAATGTGATGAATCTACTTTTGTCCATGATAGACCATTGACTTTCACCGAAAAATATGGTAAGATATTAGGCCCTTTACGGAGGACGCAATGCTTCAACAGACGAAAGCTAGTTTCGTAAGACACACAGCATGTGAGTCGTGCGGAAGCAGCGACGCCAACGCAGAGTACGATAACGGTACCTACTTCTGCTTCTCCTGCTACACATACACACCAGCCACCCGCAAACCACAGGAGCGGATAATGGAGGTTAGTCTAACGAAGGACGCAGAGCTGGAGCGCTTGATTGCTAAGTGGGCCGCAGCGCCTGCAACCAGCATCCCAGAACGCAACATTACGTCAACGTACACAAAGCACTATGGCGTTGTGGTCGATAGCGATAAGCACTACTACCCCTACTTCTCTGACGAGTCTTCAGAGCCTATAGGGTTTAAGGTGCGCCGACTTACCGAAAAGGGCTTTGCGACTGTTGGCAATACGACAGACGCCGGCCTCTTCGGGCAGCAGCGTTACGGTAACCACAACCAACGCCGCATTGTGGTCACTGAGGGTGAGCTTGACGCCGTAGCGGCTAACCAAATGTTCGATGGGAAGGCTGCTGTCGTGTCTCTCAAGAACGGCGCTGGCGCTGCAGGCAAAGACTTCAAGGCAGCGTACAAGTTTCTTGACGGCTTTGAAGAAATCATTCTGTGCTTTGACGCTGACGACGCGGGCCGTGAAGGAGTCGAAAAGGCAGCGGAAGTATTCGCTGGCAAGCTGCGTGTCATGAAGCTAGACCCACGCATCGGCAAGGACGCGTGCGACTACCTGAAGGCAGGGCGCCAGAAGGACTTCACGGACGCGTACTGGAGCGCTTCGCTCTACACGCCTAAGGGTGTGCTGTCCAAGGAAGAGCTGCTTGATCGGCTTCTAGCGCCCCGTCCGCACAGACTTGGCGACTACCCGTGGACTAAGCTGAATGAACTAACCTATGGCTTCCGCCCCACGGAGCTTGTCACCATCGCTGCAGGCAGCGGGCTGGGTAAGTCCAGCATCTTGCGTGAGATCGTGATGCACATCAAGAACACCACGAGCAACCGCATCGGCTGTCTGTTCATGGAGGAGAGCGTCGAGCGTACCGCTGAAGGCTTCATGAGCGTGGACCTAAGCACCCCGCTACACCTACCCATCAGCACCGTAACGCGCGGCTCTCAGGAGTATTGTGATTCCTTTGAACGTGTGTATGGGGACGACAGGCTGTTCATCATGGACGCTGGCTTTGACATTGGCGCTAGCGTTGATGATGTGGTGTCCCGTGTACGCTTCCTAGCCAAGGCGCTGGACTGCAATGTCATTGTGCTAGACCACATCTCAATCTTAGTGTCCGCTGGTCAGCAGGGCGACGAACGCAAAGCCCTTGACGAGATCATGACTAAGCTGCGGACGCTAACCCAGGACACGGGCATTGTGCTGTTCGCTGTGTCACACCTCAAGCGCCCCGACGGTAAGGGCCACGAGGAAGGGGCCGCTACGTCCGTCGCGCAACTGCGCGGCAGTGCGTCTATCGCCCAGCTCAGCGACTTCGTAATCGGCTTGGAGCGTAACGGCCAAGCTGAGAATGTAACTGAACGCAACACCACGCACATCCGCGTGTTGAAGAACCGCTTCAGTGGCATCACCGGACCAGCCGGACACCTGCTCTACAATATGGAGACGGGACGGCTTACGGAACACACGCCGCCTGAGGAGGAAGCGCTATGAGTGCTGAATCTTTGAAGGAGCTTGAGAAGGCCATTGAAGAAGCAAAGATAGAGCATGAGCGCGCCACGGATGAGTGGATGCGTATTGATAGAATGAACAATGCGCCCAGGCCGACCGAGGTGAGGATTCTTGAAGCTGAATACGCCTTTCAATACCACAGCATTGATTATGATTATAGAGGGAATGCCACCTTTTTAGTAAACGATAGGATTTATTATGCTGCAACCACGGGAAGGTGGCGACATAAAGGAGGCTCTACTTGGTATAGAAGCAAAGACATTAAAGACTTTATTTTTAAATACGTAATAGCGTAAGGATGCGAGTATGAAGTCACCGTGTCGCAGCGAGTGTGAGCTGGAGGGGGGCGTGTGCACTGGCTGTGGTAGAACCAAACAGCAGATTGTCATGTGGCGTCGCTACACTGACGCAGAACGTGAACAAATTATGGAGGAATTAGGATGCGTCCCCGCTCAGCCTCAGCGCTTCGTGTCGAGGAGCTGGAAAGATTACTAGACCAAGTGTCTAAGAAGCTTGATAAACTAGAACGTATGTATTTCAACAAGGGAGTAGATGATGATTCCAACAAGCAACCCAAGCTACAGCGCCTTCATTCATGCGAGTCGGTACGCTCGCTGGCTGGAGGACGAGCAGCGGCGCGAGACGTGGGACGAGACGGTTAACCGCTACGTCAACTACTGGAAAGACAAGGGCATGATCGGTGGCAATGAAGTCAAGCGCTTCAAGAAAGCCATCCATGACCTTGACGTAGTGCCGAGCATGCGCGCCCTCATGACGGCTGGCCCTGCGCTGGACCGTGACAACGTAGCCGGCTTCAACTGCGCCTACCTTGCCATCAACGACCCGAAAGCTTTCGACGAGCTTATGTACATCCTGCTCTGCGGAACGGGCGTAGGCTTCAGCGTGGAGCGTGAGGAAGTCAAGAAGCTGCCCATCGTGGCCGAAGAGTTTGACAGCACGGACACCACGATTGTCGTAGCGGACAGCAAGATCGGCTGGGCTAAGAGTACGCGGCAGCTAATCGCCATGCTCTACGCTGGCGAGGTGCCCAAGCTTGACTACTCCCAGGTACGCCCCGCTGGCGCACGCCTCAAGACCTTTGGCGGCAGGGCGTCTGGGCCGGAGCCGCTGGAAGACCTGCACCGCTTCCTTGTGGACGTGTTCAAGGGTGCTGCGGGCCGCAAGCTCACCGACCTAGAGT